CTAAGAGCGCTTACTTTGTGCCTTCAGCCGTTCCTTGGCTCTCTGCTCCAGGGCGGCGTCGCTCGCCGAGTGACCGAACTCGACTCCCGTTTTGTTGGATGCCGCGATAAATTGAGTTACGACTCGATCGATGACCTTCTTGTCTGCTGAGTCAAGCTGCTCGATGTCCGAGAGCGACCACGAGAATGGCCACTCTCTGCTTAGATCCGCAGGCGTGCCAGCGACAAAGCCTCTCTTCGGGTCTAACTGATAGGGCGCGTGCTTGTGGCCTTTCCCTGCTGCAAGCCACCACGGATTGACGTGAAGTATCTCCGCTGCAGCCAACAAGTTGCTGCCTTCCATCTTCTTCGTTCTGCCGGACTGCCAGTCGACGATTGAGGAACTCTTGATGCCGCATGCACGCGCGATATCGACAGCCTTTACGTGGGGGCTGTCGTCCATGGCCTCTTTCAAACGGTCGGCTAGTGTACTCATTAGGAAATCCTAACAATTTTTTAACAAGGAATGCCTTGACTAAAAAATAAGGAATTCCTAAGATTCCGGAATGACTACAGCAACCGAACTCATCGATTTTTTGGGTGGAACCAGTTCCGTAGCGAAACTGCTCGGTATCAAGGCCCCGTCAGTAAGCGAATGGCGAAGGACGGGAATTCCCCGCAGCCGCATCGGTGAGTTGGCACTTGCGACCGGCAGAGCGCCGAGTTCGCTGTCCGATCTTCTACCGGAACGGTGGCATCTCCTCTGGCCGGAATTGGCAAAAGGGGTGAGGTCTGGGCCAACGACGTCAGAAGCGATGGAGATCAGCGCAGAGCGCACTGACAGCGTGATTAGAGAGCGCCAGCGTGGATGAGATCCGCGTGTTCTTCATACTCGGCCAGAACGTCAACCGTCTCTTCGAAGAGAAGAGACTGCTCCGCGGGGTGGCGCGTGGCGTCTCCGCTCGCGTCTCGGATCAGCGCGAGGTTGTTCCGCACGATAGAGCAGGCCGCTTCGCCGTACATATCGACGTAGAGCCGAAGCACAAGCTGACGGAGGACAAAAAGCTGCAGCCGGTAGTTTCGCCGCTCCAGATCCTGTTCGGTGAGCGGTCTCGCCGCGTGGGTTGCCGCTTTGCTGTTTTTCATTCTCTCGCTTTCCTCCAATCGCGGACTGAAATGCCATGAGCCAAGAGGACACCCCGTTCTTCTCCCGCAGCCCGAGCAGCCACCCACTGGGAAAGCTGACCGACGCCATTAAGACGGATCTCCCTGAAATCGTCGGCGAGGTCATTACCCAAAGGGCGCGCGAAGCGGGCATGACCCGCGCGGAGCTCATGCGCGAGATTGCTTGCTACTGGGCCGTTCCCGACTTGATGGACAAGATAGCTGAGCAACGGCGGAGTGTCGCGCGAGGGAATGGTGCGAGATTCGAACCCGATCAGCGCTCGACCGACTGATGAGGTGCTCGGTGCTGACACGAAGAACGCCGATTAGGAGTAGCACTCCACTACGTCAAAAGTCTCCGATGCAGAGGACATGCGGACTGCAGCCTGGAACGTCCCAGCTTGCTCGCACGCCGCTGAAGCGCCGGTCGCCAAAGCGGCGGCCGATGTCGCAGCGACGTTACGCGCTGGCCTGTAGGGGCGAGCGTTGCTACCTTCAGATCCCCGGTGCACCGACGCACGATCGCCGGACTGTGTCGCCTTGCCACTCTAACCAGCTGGCTCACGGCAAGGGCATGGCCATCAAAGCGGACGACGAGAAGACAGTGCCGGGCTGCGCCTGGTGCCACCACGCGATCGACCAAGGCAACTGGCTCACCAAGGATGAGCGTCGAGCCTATTGGGATGACGCCTATGCGCGATGGCTACCGGTTCGTGCCCTGAAACTGGCCGGTCAAAGCGAGAGGGGGGAGGGCGTTTGAGCACGCTCATCATGTCCCAATGCTGGACTCTCCAGATGCCGCCAACTCCAAAGGCGGTTCTCATATCCCTTGCAGACAATGCGAACGATCAAGGAGTCTGCTGGCCGTCGATCGAGACAATTTCAATGCGTACGTGCTTTTCGGAGCGCGCAGTGCAGAACGCCATCAAGTGGCTGGAGCAGAACGGATTGCTGCGCGCCGAGCGTGCAAACGGACGCAGCACAAACTATGTCCTCACTCCCGGCAAATATGTCTCCAAGGCCGAGAGCACCCCCGCAGGAGATGCACCCCCTCCCGCAGCAGATGCACCCCGCAGCAAATGCACCCCGCAGGAAATGCACCCCGCAGGAGATGCGCAGCCCCCCGCAGGAGGTGCACCCCCACCCCCGCAGGAGGTGCACCAACCCCCGCAGGAGGTGCACCCAAACCGTAAAGAACCTCCATTTGAACCATCACAGAACCGTAATGGGTCGCCCATGGGCGACGGTGTCGAACCGACTTCATTGACTGCCAAGCACCTCTCTGCCGATGGCGTTGAGGGGAAAGTGGCGCGCGACTGGCTGACGCTGCGCAAGGCCAAGCGCCTGCCGCTGACGCCAACCGCATGGGACACGGTCAAGGTTGAGGCAGCGAAGGTGGGGATGACACCTGCGGAGGCCGTCAAGCATTCCGTCGATTCGAACTGGGCAGGGTTCAAGGCATCGTGGGTATTGCGGGAGCGAACCAATGCCGGTGGCTCAGCGACAGGTGGCCAAACCAAGTCGGGTACGGAGTGGTGGGAGACCGCATCGGGCATTTCAGCCCGCGGTGCCGAACTTGAGATCAAGCAGGGGCCGCAAGAAGCGTTTCCCTACTTCAAGGCCCGGGTCTTCGAGGCAGCAGGCGATGGCCCGTGGATCTGGAAATCGCGTGATGGCGTGACGCTCTCGGGCTTCGCGCCAGCAGGCGAATCCGTTGGGAGGCAATGACCATGCAGCCAATCGACACAACTCTGTACCCCGACCACCGGCAATGGGCAGTAAGGATCCTGAACCGCTTTATTGCTGGCGAGGACATTCCTGTCTGCGCGATCTCCATGGCCTGCAACGGGCTGCGCGATCCATCAACCGCCGAGGCCGTCCAGAGGCTCCAGTACGAGCGCGGAGAGGCGCGATGGCGGCGTGGCGCATCACCGCGAAGCACAGCGCCGTCGCGGCCGTTGCCGGAGCCAAGGCCGGTCGAAGGTCGGCCGTGGTGGCAGGAGGGCAATCCGTGAGCATCGTTCCCTATGGATTGCCCGAGGGTAATCCCAAGAACAGCAAGGCTTTGAGGGCGATTTCCTCCCATTTATTTCTAATACAAAAATGACCAAATCCGAAATCAATCAAGAGACGCGTGCAACGACCTGGCCGGTGGCATGGCCGACTAATGCGGACATCGAAGATGTGTGGCAGGGGCTGGAGTGGCGAGACCTCTCGCCGCTGCATGGTGGATTTCAGGCGGTGCTTCGACAACGCTTCGCGCGCGCGATTCTGGCTCGCTTCGCCGGCAGTGCGCTCTTCGACGTCGAGGCGATGCTTGCGGATTGCGTTCCCGGTGGATCGATCTGCGACCCGCAGGGGGTGGCCGATGCTATTCGCGAGTGGTTTGGGCCAGGAACGACATCAGCGAGCGCCGGGCAGGGTGCTGAGCCGAACCTTCCGCCGTTACCTTGGCCGGAAATGCCCCGCGGTTCAATGGACTACTTTAGCACCAGCCAGATGAGGAACTACGCACGGGCTGCCCGCCGGCGATACGTCGCCCCGGCAGAGTCGGGAAGCGAGGCGGATCTGTATCGGTTCCTGCGCGATGGAGGTCAAGATGACACCGGCAACGGCCCATGGTGCGAAGCGTATCGCGCCATCGGCTCGAGCAAGCCGGCCGCGGAGATCGACGCCATTGTTACTTCAGCGCTCAAGCGCGAACTGCGAGAGGGGGCGGACTGCCATGGCTCGTGATTGGCGGCACGACGATCTGGCGGAAGACCTCGCGTCGCATCTGCGTGGTTCCACCGACCGCATGGTGTGGACTGATATGCAGCTCGGCCCTGCAGGCAGCAGTCGTCCGGACGTTTTCGCAATCCCGACCTCCTATAGCCGCTTCCAGCCCATTGCCTACGAATGCAAGGTGACGAAATCCGACTTTCGCGCAGACGTGACAAAGGGCAAGTACACCGACTACCTAAAGTTTGCTGCAGGTGTAATGTTCGCGTGCCCGGTGGGACTTTTGCGGAAAGAGGACATTCCTGTTGGGGCAGGGCTGATCGTTCGTGGGCCGGAAGGATGGCGCTCACTTAAAAAGCCGACGCTCACGATCTGCGAGAGTCTGCCGCGCACCACCTGGATGAAGCTGCTTATCGACGGTTCCCGCCGCGACATCCAACGGCGGGAGGTCGAGAACGAGCGTTCCCTGCGCTCCCTGAACGAGCATCGCGCCATCCAGAAGCTGCGTGCCGAGTTCGGCGAAGTAGTGGCGGCGGCGATCTCCGACCACCGCCAGCAGACCACGCATCATCTGACGAACCTCCGTTACCGCATCAAGGGCGAAGAGGAAGCCCTGCAGCGCGATCTGGAGCGCATCGAAGAAAAGCGGCGCGTGGCGCGCAAGCACGTTGACGACCACTGTTCCAAGCTGCTCGCCGATCTGGCCGCTGTGGTGGGGATGGAGGCGGATGCGGCGCAGGTCTACGAAATGGGCAGCCGGCTGCGCGACATGATCAAGCTCGCCCAGGCGGACAGCACCGTGCAGGAGCTGCGCGCCATCGTACGGCGCATGCAGCATTCCTTCAACGATTTCCGCGACGCTGAGGCGGTGATCGATGCCGCTGCAGGGGTGGCCCCAGCATGACCAAGATGCTTCGATGGTCGCCCGAGCAGCTTGCCGCCCATCGTGCGCGCCAGCCGCAGCCTGTCGACCGCGCCGCTGCGGCGGTGAAACGCACCCAAGCACTGGGGCGGCTGAAGACCGGCCAGCTCAACAAGACCGAGACCCGCTATGCCGAGCACCTCGAGCAGCGAAGGCGGGCAGGGGAGGTGGCGTGGTTCAAGTTCGAGGGGGTGAAGCTGCGCCTTGCCGACAACACGTTCCTCACACCGGACTTCGCAGTGATGCTGGTCACGGGCGAGATGGAGATGCACGAAGTGAAGGGGCACTGGCAGGACGACGCGCGCGCGAAGACGAAGATCGCAGCCGACATTTACCCGTTTCGTTTCATCGCCGTGACAGCGAAGACGAAGAAGGCTGGTGGCGGCTGGAACGTGGAGGAATTCTGACCATGGCCGCGACGGGTTGCACTGGGAGCTGGCACCACAGGGAAATCGTGTTGCGCGGGAGGCCGGACTGGGCTGAGGTCGTGGCCACCGTGCGCGCGGCAGCTCCATTCATGGCGCGCGCCGGACGGCCCCTCCGGGTCATTCTTGCCGATGACGGTGGAGACCGGCTAGACGAGCAGGTCAAGTTCTACTGGAAGGCGGTCATCGAGCCGATAGCGGCCCAGGCTGTCATCGATGGGAAGCGCTTCACGCCGCGCGCCTGGCACCACCACCTGAAAACTCAGTTCCTACCGCCGAAGGAGATGCGTCTGGCCGATGGCAGCGTGACCCTCGCTGAGCCGTCCATAGCCCGAGGGGAAATCACGGTCGGCGCGATGGCGCACTACATCAATGAGGTCGAGGCCTATGCCGCCATGACCTACGGGGTAGTTTTTGAATGACGGGTCCGGGAGACTGAGGGAAATCATGAAGAAGCTCAACGCTACGGAGAAATCCAGCGCTGAAATCCTGCTAGAGGTCATCCAGGACATGCACGCGCAGGAGCAGATCGTTACCCGGGAGACGCTGTGCTCCCAAAAGGGGCTTACCACTCTGACGAAGACGCAGATCGACGACCGGCTGGCCTACCTTGAGAACAATGGCCGCATCGTCCGAGTCCAGCGCGGGGTTTATGTCCCAGCGGAGCAGCACCGGCCGGCACGGAACGTCTACACATCCATCCTGCCTGACGGAACGACCGTGCTGGAGGTAGGAGAGCAGAAGCTGGTTTTGTCGCCCCGGGAGGCGCGCATGGTGGGCCAGGCCATGGCTGGATCTGCCCAGCAATTTGTTGCCATCCAGCAGGGGCACGAAGCAGCGTACGCTAACCACGGGATGTCCATGCAGATGCGGGAGATGCGCCGGCAGTTAAGCCGCGTGGATGATCTGCTCGGTAAGGCATCTGCTCGTCGGTCAGCGCAACCGAGTTCCTCTTGCCTTGATACTGTAGCCACCGGTACGCAGTGAATTGCATCGATGGCGAGGGAGGCGATCGTTGGCAAATGTCTGCATGAGTGTGCTGACCATCCTCCGCAAACGCCAGTCCACACATGTACGTGCCTAGTGGTCTGTGCCCTGTAAGCGAAATGCCTGGCTCCGTACAGGCTCGCACCAGTTTGCCGCTCCTCGGATGGAGACGAGCTCTAAGCCGCCACGCGGCTGACTCCGTAAAGAAATGACGTGCCAGATTGACCGACCAGCCGAGACTCAAAAGGCGTGGTGAGGCGCCGTGATTTCTGCTTCCAACTCCACATATCGGCCATCTTCTGTGCGCTACCGTACCAAAGTCGCTTGTTTGAAGCACTGGGGCATCTAAAAATAGCAAGGCATCGATAATCTCAGTGATGATTGCGTTTATGGCGATTTAGGGAGCATGTGATGAATTTCGGAGAAAGTAACGAAAACTATGTAACTGAAGAACTTGACATCGATTATCAATTTTTGTTTCGAGATTTTGGGATTGCTTCAATAAGCCCGCTAGTATCTCTGTTTCAAGCGGATCCAGATATTCAGAAACCTTGGGAATATTACGCAACTAAGCTACAGAGCGAATTAAATGGGAAAGAAGACTGGAGCTTTCTCCATATTTCCGTTACCCAAGATTATCTGGATTGGCATGACGCAGAGTTTGGAGCTTTCTTCCAATACAAGTTTTCGGATTCGATGCCACTATACCAAGGGAGATACGTCCCTAGTCCAATTAGTTTTTTTGATGCATATCGCTTCATCGTTTTATCCTACGCGATAGAATTCTCCGCGGATAAGACGCTTCAGGCGCTTGCGCGTGAAAAATCCGCCAAACTTGGTCGAGCTTCTCGGGACTTGTCCGATGGGTGGGCGAAGATTGGGCGTGATTGGGTGGAGTTCGACAGAATACAGCGGAAAAGCCATATTCCTGAGCACAGGCTGTGGAGCTATGATAAGTGGTATGCCGAAATCGGCAGAAACAGAATTTTGCCGCTTGAATCTCGGGTCACGATCGCGCTGGGAGAATTGCAATCTGTCTACAGCAAAATGGGATTGGGTGCGGCGGAATTGGCAAAAGCAATTTCCGAGGTTAATAATCGTGCTCATTTTCTGCAGGCCAAAGCGCCAGACAAGACTGAGTTCTCTTATCCAATTTATAATGTCTCGCCGTCTTTAGCGGGATTCATTGATGCTACGAAGCAACAAATCCGTCAGAATCCAGATCACATCGGTTTCGAAATTTCATTTTCGTCCGTTAGTGGTCGATACGCGGAGACAAATACCTCCTTTGGCGCGAACGGCGGCTTCAGCTTGGGCGGTGGTGTCATGCTAAACGTCGGAGGGAAGTGGGAGGAGCGAACCATTAATACTTCTTCTTCGAATTTTGCGGTAAAGCTCACCTTTGCAGGGTTTCAGAAATTTACTTTCGAGCCGGGTGGATGGTACTCAGCGGCGGTCCTTCGACTTGTGGAGAATGGTCCGTGGGTAAAAGATTCTTTCGTGGATCGCTGGATTTCCCAAGGTAAGCCTGTTTTTGGAAGGAACGGACTATTGCCGCTCCAGAATATGGTCGCGTATGTGGGGCTACAAAGCAAGCTTGTGGTTTCTCTAGAAACTCACGACTATTCATACTGCAAAAAAGTCTTCGATCTGGGTGGAAATGTTTCCTTTTTGGGAATCCCTCTCGGAGGGGGAGGAGGTAGACGAGAAGAGTTGACAATAACGTGGCACGATAACGTCAACAGTGTTTCTATTTCGGACAATTCCGGAAAACCTGTCTTGATCGCTGTGCAAACTCAAGAGATGCCTCCTCATGTTTAGGCAATGCTCGGCGGATCGATGGATTGCCCCGCTAACGCTTGTTGGGACCCTTTTAGTTAGCGGTTGCAGCCCTTACAGCATGGGGGTGCTATATACGGATTCTCGAACTCCGGTATCGGTTCTCGATGCTTATCCGTGGTCACAAGCGCGAGCTTGCGGATGGACCATTTTGGGAATTGTCTCGGTGGGTGACTTTAGCGTTCGAAGTGCGATGGAGCGTGGAAAGCTAGGGCGTGCTGCGCTCGTGGAAACAGAGGTAGCCGGAGCGATAGGCATATTCCGAGTTTGCACTATTGTGCACGGTCCCTACGATGACCTCGGACCCCCACCAACCTAAGAACTTCGGTCCAATTAGGGTGGTAGCCGTGGCTTGAGGGATCGCATACGTGAAGTGTGCGATCCCTGATGACCGCCCGGCGAAAAAGCCTACGCTGGAGGCTGGCTTTTCCCATACCCCTATAGGCTGAAGCTCCCGCCCAGTATCCCAAAGGGGAAAGTTGCCGCCTATGCCAATTCCTTCTGACGCGGGAGATGCGTCGGCAACTGAGCCGCGTATTCGGGATAATCGGCAACTCGCCCAGCCAGCATCTGACGCAGATTGGTCTGTCTGGCCTGAAGACAGGGGCTAACGACAACCCGTGAACTGCGCTCGCGGGCTTGGCTCGACAACTTGTTGACGCGGTTGCTCCAAGAGAGCATGCGACTTCCGGTTTGAATCCTCGCATCGGATGAGTCTTGGGCCGATATGGAGCCTACGCCACCATACTGGATTACCAGCCGCGGCAGATTGTTGGGTCGCAGTAACCGCCTGGGTCCCTGATACATCGAGCCGCTGCTCCCGAGTCCCGGCTGCAGGAATAGTCCTTCCATGCGAGAAAGCTGGCTTGCGTAATGCCGATCGTCGGTAGGAACGCATTGAAGCGCTCTTCACCGAAAATATCGATAAGTGCTGCAAACCTAAAATGAGCGAGGCGGCCTTGTTCAAATAATGCTGATTCACAAAATACATCAATCTCGGCGTTAAGGCGTTCGTCACCTCGACTGGAAAAAAACATTCTGGCATGCTCCTGAAGCTCAGAAACGCTTGTTGGAATTGCTCCCATTTTCTCGTCCTCCAACTCTTGTAGTGAATTTCTGCCTTCCTTACCCACGGGCATTTCAGTGGGCGGAGGTAATGGTAGTAGGCAAGCGCACAAATGCAACCCACCATATGGAGGAAGGAGTCCGAGGACGCCGTACGCGAAAGCGTCGAGAACGGCGTACTCTGGTCGGGCCTCCGAAGATCCCCTAACCCTAGTCCGGCGCTTCCCATACCCCTATAGGGCTGGACCCTCCAGCCCTATATCTCAAGACTGGCCGCCTATGGCCAGAGCACCCAAGGCGCCAACAAGCGGCGCACCAACACCGAAGAAGCCCAAGGCAGCCAAGCCACGCGCTGCCAAGGCGTCCGCTCGTCCGGCCGCTGGCCACGCGCACGAGGGAGTCGAGTCCCTGACCCCGAAGCAGCAGCGATTCGTCGCCGAATACCTGGTGGACAACAACGCCACCCAGGCCGCCATCCGTGCTGGCTACAGCGCCAGGGCTGCCAGACAGCAGGGTGCCGAGAACGTGGCAAAACCTGTCATCCAGGCGGAAATCGCTGAAGCACGACGTCGTCAGCAGGAGCGGACGGAGATCACCGCTGACCGCGTGCTGCGTGAAGCCTGGAATCAGGTAACGGCGGACGCCCGGGAACTGACCCAGCTCCACGTTGGCTGCTGCCGCTACTGCCATGGCGAGGGACACCAGTACCAGCGCACCTCCGCCGAACGTGACCGTGACTATGAGGAATGGGAGGTATCGGAGGGACGCGACAAGCCGGAGTGCTTCGACGAGTCCGGCGGCGTCGGCTTCAGCCCGAACAATCAGCCGCACCCGGACTGCCCGGAATGCGCTGGCCGCGGCATTGCCCGCGTCGTGCTGATGGACACTCGGAACCTCTCCCCGAGCGCGCTATCCCTGTTTGCCGGCGTCAAGCAGACCAAGTTCGGCATCGAGATCCAGATGCACTCCAAGGATGCGGCCATGGAGAAGCTGTTCAAGCATCTTGGGCTGTACGAGAAGGACAACGAGCAGAAGACCGACCCGCTTACGTCGCTGCTGCACACGATCGCCAAGGGCAATGGGAACGCCATCTTGCCGGTGGCCAACGATCCGGAGCACGCCGGCACCCCGCCGAGCGCATTCGGGCCGGTGGCCAATCCGCCTGCCGACGGCGAGGATTGATCGGTGTCCGGCAACGTGAAGCACGACACGCCGCTCCTTCCGCTCCCCACCGATGCGGCCGAGCTGGCGCGTTGCCTCGCGGACCCGGAATGGAGGCTATTTAGCGGGGCACTCTACAAAATTATGGTGAAGGGCGACGATCAGGTCGGCCAGGACGGGCAGGTGGTCGAGGGCGAGTCGTTCGTCCTGCCGTTCAAGCCCAACCGTGCGCAGCGGCGCTTCATCCGGCGTCTGTGGTACCGCAATCTGATCCTGAAGGCGCGGCAGCTTGGCTTCACCACCCTGATCTGCATCCTGTGGCTCGACCACGCACTGTTCAACGCCGACCAGCGTTGCGGCATCATCGCGCAGGATCTGCAGGCCGCAACGGCGATCTTTCGCGACAAGGTGCAGTTCGCGTACCGGAACCTGCCCGACGAAATCCGCGAGCGGTTCCCTCTGGCGCGCGACTCGCAGTCGGAGCTGCTGTTCGCCCACAACAACAGCAGCATCCGCGTGGCTACGTCCATGCGCTCCGGCACGATCCACCGGCTGCATGTTTCCGAGTTCGGGAAGATCTGCGCCAAGTATCCGGACAAGGCGCAGGAGGTGGTGACCGGCTCAATCCCTGCCGTGCCCACGAACGGCATTCTGGTGATCGAGTCGACCGCCGAGGGCCGCGAAGGCGAGTTCTTCGAGATGGTCGAGACGGCTGAGAGGAACCACGCAAGCCGCAAGCCGCTGACACCGAAGGACTACCGTTTCCATTTCTACGCCTGGTGGCAGGAGCCGAAGTACCGTCTGGACTCCCGGACTGTCGCGATCACCCGCGAAGAGCATGAGTACTTCGACCTGGTCGAGGCCAAGGTGCTGGCCGACATGGGCCAGGCCATCACCATCGAT